TACACAGAAGGATCTTCCAAAGGCGCAAAATATACTACCATACAATTTGCAGAAGTAATGAACACAGTAGACCCAGGTAGAATGGGGAGGATGCAAGTTTGGTTGCAAGGTTCACAAAACAATAAACTGGATCCTAAAAATTGGAAGACAGTACTATGGTCTCAGCCTTTCGCAGGTAGTTCACCCGCAGATAACTTAATCAAAGGTGGAGAAGGAAAGCCCGAAGACAAAATTGAAAACACTTTTGCTGGAACACAAAAAAGTTATGGAATGCACTTTGGTATACCTGACAAAGGCAACATTGTTATTGTGGCATTTGTTGATGGTAATGCAAACCTAGGAGTATGTTTAGGTTGTATGTATCAACCAGGAATAAATCATATGATACCTGGAATAGCTCGATCTAGCACATTTGGTGACAAAGCGCCACTAGTGCCTGTAGCAGAAACAAACAGAGTTGCAGATGAAACACAGTACCACGACTTATATAAAAATGCCACAGACAAACAAGACGGAGTTAAAAGACCAAAGCACGACAAATTTTACACATCTTTAACCACACAAGGTCTAGAAAACGATGGCATACGTGGACTGACAGACAGTGGTGCAAGACGTGAGTCACCAAGCCAAGTTTACGGTATATTGACACCGGGTGGTCATCAGTTTGTAATGGATGACATTAATCAAAAATACACTAGATTAAGAACCAGTGGTGGTGCCCAGATATTACTAGATGATAAAAACAGTACAGTTTATGTTGTCAATAGTAAAGGAACTGGTTGGGTTGAAATTACTGAAAAAGGAAAAATAGAAGTTTGGAGCGAAGACAGTATCAGTGTTAGAAGTGAAAAAGATATTAACCTAAGAGCAGATAGAGATCTAAATCTTGAATCAGGAAGACATACAAATATTAGAGCAAGATTTACACAAGAAACTGATGCATCGGGCAATTACATACAGCCAAAATCTACAACAGATTTAGGTAGTGTCAAAGGAAATGTGCATATTGAATCTGCTGGTAGCTTCAAGTTGAAAGCAGACACTAGCATAGATGCTAGTACAGAAGGAAGCACAAGTATATACTCGAAAGTCAACAATAACTTAACAGCAGTGGGAACCAGTAATATAAACAGTGCCGGTGGACATTATGAAACAGCTCCAGTGATACATATGAATGGTCCTGACGCCGCATTGACAACACCAGTATCGGGTATATCTTTACAAGTCGATGCAGATGGTAACTTACTTTGGCCTAACGTACTTGCTGAAAGAACTGGCGCCGCGGCCAACAGTCCTCGAAAAACAGAATTAAATAGAGGTTCTATTGTCACTAGATATCCTACAAGAGAACCATATCCATACCACGAGTCGCAAACCAATTTAAATACTAATAGCGAATAGTATACATACCACATAAATCCAACAGATTAGTACTAAATACATTTACGTTCATCCAAAAGGACGGAAGTAAACTATGTTTAAATAGTTGAAGGAACGCATTGTAAAACGTTCATCTTGTATGACATATAAGACGGAAGTAGGCAAAGCCGAAGGAACGCACCTAACTTTAAAAGGGAGGGTGACAATGAATAGATTCGATCACTTACATAAGAAATACCGTGAGGAAAAAATGAGAGCTCGTAAAGAAGCAATCTTGAATAAGTCAAGACGTGGAGTCGAAACCAACGGAAACGGTACATCGGGATATACGATACAGGAAGGCAAGAATAAAAGTAAAGTTGCTGGACACATATCTGTAGATCATCAGAATAAAAAAATATAATAGTCATAAAAAAAGGGCGGTAAATTAATTATCGCCCTTTTTATCAAAGATCTTTATTATGTCTTACAAAATTACTTTTTCGTGTAAATTGAGTATAACACCCATACCGCAACTAACCCAACTAAACCTTGAGATGAGAAGCCTGCGATAATGTTTTGTACATTCCCAATTACAGAAATGTTAGGCCAGAACGGAACGTTTTGACCACTGAACAATACCTCTAGTACAATTCCTAAAGCTATTAATGAAACTCCGACATCTGCTAGTGCTGATGACCAAGTTTTTATTTTGTTAATAATATCCATATTTGGACCTCCTTTATTAATAAGTGTATATTGTTGCACAACATACACATATTGTCAAATATTTAAATGCCACTTTTAAAAGTGGAAAAATGGATTTAAAGTCATAAAAAAAGGGCGATCCGAAGACCGCCCTAAAGTTCTTAATAATAATTAATTATTATGCGTGGTAGTTGATTACAGTCTTATTAGTTGTACTCAACAACTCAATTACAGAGCTTTTGATTGATTTAGCAACTTCTAAGTTACCAGATCCAATTACTCTTACATTAAGATTATATCCTTTTGATAAAAGATCAGTTGTTGGTGTAGATCTTTTCATCTTAAGGTTCTTAAATTTGATAACACCACCATTGATATTACCATCTTTATCTAGAGCTGATTTTGCCTCATCCATAAAAACACCTACTTTGTTTTTTACGTTGCCTTTAGCAAATTCTCTAGTATATACTACGTATTGTTTAGTTCTAGCCATTTTTGTTTCTCCTCTTATTAACGTTAACGACATTAGTTTTTTTGTTAGTTGTTTTATTTGTTTTTCTAACATAATATATACATAGTACACTAGTACGTGTACATTGTCAACCGTTATTTTAATGAATTTTAATCTTTTTTTGGTTTTTCTAGATTTATTCCAGCATTCTTAAAGAATAAGTCTGGAAAGCGGGTAATATCTTGTTTGATTTCCCACAGCTTTAGTGAAACATCGTGTTCATCATACCATAATTCCTGAGATAATCTCTTATCATAAGCATCACATAGTACATCAAGCAGTTTGATAGCTTGATCTCTATCCATATGCCACCAGTCTTTGCCCTGGGCAAAATTCTTTAACTCATTACTCATACTATTATAGTATATGATCTGCTATCTTTAAGTCAACCAATTGTTTGGCTGTAAAATACTGATCCGATGGAGTGTTTAGCTTTTTTCTAACATCTTGCAAGGATAATCCACTTGCTTCACGCAGTATGTTCAAACATCTCAATTCGCAGTTATTGTTTTCTTTCATAGCACTTCTCATATCGTGCATTTTGCTTTCCATTGAGTCAGAATGTTGGTGATTCATTATTCCGGTATTCTTACCAATATATCTTTCTCCTTGCTTTCCAATAGCAAAAATTAAAAAAGCGGCACTCATAACAGCACCAATACCAATTGTGCTAATATGATGGTAACTATTTCTTATTACGTCAATTAAAGCAAATGCTTCGTATAAATCACCGCCAGTTGAGTTAATATACAACTTTAAAGTACGTTTTGGCTTTTTATTTAGATTAGCTGTAACTATCCATTTAATCGCTCTAGCAACATTTTCTTCTGCTATTTCGCCTGACAAATAGTGTATATCGTTGTCTATAAGATTTACCTCGACTCTGTCTTCTGCTGTGAATTGTTCGAATTTTTTCATAATTTTATATTTTTTGTATAGCTTGTATAGTATATTTATATGGTTTGAATTGCAAGTCTTTTCTTGAAAAAAGATAATTATAGTAGTATTTAAATTAGTCAATAAATATTAATAACAAGGAAACATTATGGCATATTCAACAAGTAAAAATACATCAGGATCAGTACAAACTCAGAGCTCTGGACTAGGGTTCTTCCGTGGAACATATAAAGGCTTTAGCACAGTCGCAGGTGTTAAGAGTAATCAACTATATGACATTGAGCTGATAAAACAAGATTTGATCAATCACTTTTATACAAGAAAAGGTGAACGTGTAATGAACCCAAACTTTGGTTCAATTATTTGGGATATGCTTTACGAACCATTAGATGCGTCCAACAAAGATGAGATTGTCGAAGACTGCAAAGTCATAATTGCAAAAGACCCTAGGGTTGAGCTACAAGATTTAAGTGTTATGGAATATGAAAGTGGTTTAAGAATTAATATTGGAATTAATATTTTGCCTTACAACAAGACGGCAACGATGTTATTAAATTTTGAAAGAGAAACTATATAATGAGCCAGATACAAAGACAAGATAATTTATTCTCAGCAGAAGATTGGAAAACAATTTACAGAAGTTTCGGTCAAGCAAACTTCACAGCATACGATTATGATACTATTAGAAGTAGTATGATA